CAGCGAGCTATGTGGATGAGCATCACCGACACCACAGGCGCCCGGTTGGTCATAAATTTTCGATTGCTGTTTATGACGACGGAAAGCTTTGCGGGGTTGCCATGGTTGGAAGGCCAGTAAGCCGATATTTTGATGACAAAATGACGCTTGAGGTCAATCGCCTTTGCACTGACGGAACGAAAAATGCCTGCTCGATGCTTTATTCCGCCTCTTGGAGGGCGGCAAAGGCGCTTGGATACAAGCGGATTGTAACCTACACGCTAAAAAGCGAAACTGGCGCAAGTCTCCGAGCTGCGGGCTGGGACTGTGATGGCGAGGCGGGCGGAATGAAATGGAGTGGAGAACGGTATCATCAGGAAGCCCTTTGGCCGGAAGAAAAGAAAATCCGTTGGAGCAAGACCTATAAGGGAAACGACTGTGGGAGGGAAAAAGAATGACCATCAAAGGGCTGCAAAAGCTGATCGGCAAGGATGCCTACAACCTAACGCTGCTCAACCAATACGCGGGAAGCCAGATCGTCCGCCAGCACCTGAGCGTGTGGGGGCGGGCGATCTACCCCATGGACGGACTGCCCGTCATGGACGAGGAGACGCTGCTGGCGGTGCTGGACGTGCCGCGGGAAAAGTGGAAAAACTGCCACGTGCTGACGGCGGACGCGGACAGCACCCTTCTGACGGCGATGATGGAGGACAATCTGGACAGCGACCGCCCGCTGGAGGAGATGGGCATTCAGCTCATCACCGGCGAAGGGGGGTACAAGTTTCTGCTCGACCCGCTGCGGGACGAGTGCTATGCCATCCGCCCGGAGTACCTCAAGCCCATCGGCCTGACCAGCGAGCACACGTACTGGCTGCGGGAGACCGGCTGGGACGACAAGACCGGCGAGGCCAAGCACGTGATCGTCGTCAAGCTGGGGATGCAGAACGTGGCCGCCATCGCCCAGAACATCGACTGGGGAAGCGACGAGAAGACCGTAGCCCAGCTGGGCCGGATCTGCGACAAGGCCCGCGCCATCCAGCGGGAGCGGGCGCTGTATGCCGGGGAGGAAAAAGAGGAATGACCATCACAGAGGCCACCCGCCGAGCCATGGCGGAGGGGAAGAATATCGCCCGTCGCTGGTACGACCGGCGGATCATCATCAAGCCGGAGACCTCGCCGGACTGCTGCCTGATCTGGGTGGAGGGAAGCAGACGGCCCGCCGTGCGGTGGAACCCGGACGCGGACGACCTGATCTCCGACGCGTGGGAGGTCACGGGTGACTGGTATGAACCGTGACCCTCTATATATAGTAGAAACACCTGCGGAGCCTACAGATAGTGCCGAGCCAAGCGCCCCAGAAGGACGCGGGCCGACAAAACGAATCCCTCTCTGCTGCCAGCGTTGCGCCCACTACCGCCCGACCTTCTACCTCAAGATCGGGCGGGAATGCGCGGCCTTCGGTACGGTTGCGGGGGTGCTGGACGATAAGTGCGGGTTTTACGCGCCGAAATGACGCGGGGCGGATAGCGCCCTATACGACCCTGTAACACAATTAACTATACGCACATATGCATGATTACTCATATGTGCGGGAGCCGACAAAGGGGGAGGGGGTACGCCCTAGGGCGACCGGGGGAAACGTCAGGTTTCCCCCACTCGCCCTGGGCCCTCCCGAGGGAAAGAGCCAAGGGGAAGGACGAGACCATCATGGGCTATTACGAGAAGCGGATCCAGTCGGGGCCGTATCTGGAGGTGTACCGCTACCATGCCCTGCGGTCGCCGGGGAAACAGACCCCAAGGGGCCCGGCGGAGCGGGACACCACCGAGTATCAGGATGAGCTGAACTCCGTCGCCGCGTGGAAAAAGCTCTTTCGGCTGGAACTGTGTAACTTCAGCCGGGCGGCGGGCGACCTCTTTGTGACCGTCACCCACCGGGAGCGGATCACCGAGGCGGACGCTCTCCGGGAGGAGCGGAACCTGATCGCCCGGCTCAAGCGGCTGCGGAAGCGGCTGGGCCTCTCCGATCTGAAGTACATCGCCGTCACGGAGGAACAGGGGCGCTGGCATACCCACCTGATCCTCAACGGCGGCCTGACGCTGAAACAGCTGGTCAAGGTCTGGGGAGACCGGGGCCGGGTAGCGGTCTCCACGCTGGAAGACCAGAACAACTACCGGGAGCTGGCCCGTTACCTGACGACAGACCACAAGGAGTGCCGCCGGAAGACGGACGAGCACGGCGACCCGGCACTCAAGACCCCGCGGCGGAAATATCAGCGCCGCTGGCACGCCAGCCGGAACCTTGCCCGGCCCGTGGAGAAGGTCAAGCCCGCGCCAAAGCCCCGTCTGGGCGAGCCAAAGCCGCCAAAGGGCTACAGGCTGCTGCCGGACTGGCGCTTCGGGGTGGACGTGCTGGGCTATTACTATGTGGACTACGCCTGCATGGAGGAGAAATGGGAGCCGAAACCGCCGAAGGGAGGAAAACGGAATGCCAAAAAATCCAAGGGAAGCCATCCCAGAGCCGACAGAGAGCGTAGAACAACAGCGGCTCTTCCAGTGGGCGCGGATGGCGGCGGGCGCTCACCCGGAGCTGGGTCTGCTCTACCACATCCCCAACGAGGGGAAGCGGAGCGTCAAGACCGGGGCGCGAATGAAAGCGGAAGGGCTGAAAAAGGGCGTGCCTGACGTGTGCCTGCCGGTGGCCCGGAGCGGCTGCCACGGGCTGTACATCGAGCTAAAGCGGGAGCGGAGCGGGCGCGCCACGCCGGAACAGGTGGCGTGGATGGACGCGCTCATGGCGGAGGGGTACGCCGTCAGCCTGTGCCACGGCTGGGAGCGGGCGGCGGAAGCCATCGAGGCCTACTTGGAAATGAACATCCATACCACAACGACCCCAAAAAGCCGCCGAATCCTGCCAAGGAGGCCCTGCGGGGCTACCGCTCCCTGCTGCGCCAGCGGGAGGAGGTGGAGCGGGAGGTGGAGGAGCACTACGCCCGGGCCACGTCCTGCACGGTGAGGCTCAAGCCCTACAAGGCGGCGGGCGGCTTCGCCAGCTACGACCGCATGGCGGAGGACGCGATGCGCGCCGCGGACGCGCGTCAGGAGCTGGCCGCTCTGGACGAGGCGCTGGCCGCCGAGCTGCGCCGCCTCCGGGAGATGCTCACATGGCCGGAGACGGCCAACCAGCGGGAGGTCATCCTCCGGCGCTACCTGCGTGGCCAGCGCTGGGAGGCCATCGCCGCCGCCATGTGCTGCGACAAGGTCACCGCGTGGCGCTGGCACGGAGATGCGCTGGTCACCATCAACCAAAGGCTGGCGGAGGAACAGAAGGAACAGTGAAGGAGGGAGCATCATGGAGATCATCATCAAGGGGATCGACGAGATCCGGCCCTATGAGAACAACCCGCGCGTCAACGACGGAGCCGTGGGCGCGGTGGCCGAAAGCATCCGGGAGTTTGGATTCCAACAGCCAATCGTGGTAGACCGGGACGGCGTGATCATTGCCGGTCACACCCGCTACAAGGCCGCGAAAAAGCTGGGGCTTACCGAGGTGCCCGTCGTGGTGGCCGGGAACCTGACGGACGAACAGGTCAGGGCCTACCGGCTGGCGGACAACAAGACCGGCGAACTGGCCGAGTGGGATTTCTCCGCCTTGGAGGAAGAACTGGCCGGGATCGGCGAGCTGGATATGAGCCTGTTCGGGTTTGATAACATCGAAGAGCTGCAAGACGTTGAACCGATCGATCAGGTCGGGAGCACAACGGCGGCAATGGAACACAAAATGATGATCGACAAGCAGACAATAGGCATGACGGAGGAAGAATACGCCGAAATAACAGAAAAACTGGAACGTTACGTAGACCTGAACGGCGTTAGTTTCGGTTTTGTAAGGAGTTTATTGCATGATTGATTTTATCGGCATAGACAAAATTAAACCGGCAGAGTACAACCCGCGTAAGATCAGCGAGGAGCAGAAAGCCAACCTCAGGGAAAGCATCCAAGAATTGGGCTTTGTTATGCCCGTGATCGTTAATAAGGCGAATAACGTAATTATTGCGGGCCACCAACGTACAAACGCGGCCCTACAGCTTTGTCTTGAAACTGTGCCGGTGCAATTCGTCGAAAATCTGGACATCGGCGACGAAATACGCTTCAATCAGCTCCATAACGCCAACGCGACGAACCCCAGCAGCGCAAAATACATCGGCAAACCTTTCGAGGGGTACGCCGAGAAACCAGCGGACGAGTTCAGACCCATCACATCCAACGCGGAAAGCGTCAAACAATTATGCATCATGATGCTGAAATATGGGAATGTGTTCAGCTGCGTTGTCGAGGGCGAAAGCGTCATTTGCGGGGGAGATTACGTCAAAGCCTGCTCGTTGCTGGGTAAGCCGGTTACCGCTTACGGATTG